CGCGCTGCGCGGCGGCGCGGAGCGTCGCCCGCGGCGCCGGGCGCGGGGCGGCGAGGGCCTGGTCGAGCAGGGCGAGTTCCTCGGTCCGGGCGGGGTCGAGGGCGGCTTCGGGCGCGGTGGCCTGCGTGTCCCCCGGCGCGGCGTCCGTCCCGCCCAGGGGCGCCCTGTCGCCCACCGTGGCCGGCTCTGCCGGCTCGTCGTCGCCGTCGACGAGGCGGGGATCCGCCCCGTTGCGCTCGTCGCGCGGGCGGGCGTCCGCCGGCTCCGCGCCATCGCCCTCCGGCGCGACGCCGATGGCACGCAGGCCTGCGTCGGTGATCTTGAGCAGCATCTCGTCGCCATCCACCGTCCACTTCGCCCGCGCGTCGTGGGCGGGGCGGTGCACCGCGATGACCAGGTCGTGCTTCAGCAGGGCCTTCGCCACCGTCTGCCGCGCCGCGGCCGGGAGGCGCTCGGGCGGGACTGCCAGCCCGTCGTCGCGCTGGCTCGCCTGGCTGAGGATGGTGCGCTGGGTGTCGGTCAGCCTCATCGTCGGGGTCTCTGGTTCCGGGAGCCGACCCTCTCGGCCCCCTACTGCCGGGAGCCCCGCCGGGCTCGGCCCGGTCGGGGCGGTGCGGGAGGCGCGCCGCGTCAGCGGGCGTATTCGCCTCGGCGGAAGTGCTGGTCCGCGATGTCCTTCAGCTTCGCGGTGGCGTCCGCGAGCCAGGCGGTCTCGCCCCAGAGCACCGCCTCGGGGTCCGCCCCGAAGTGGTCCACACTGGCCTGCTGCAGTTCGGCCAGCAGGGCGTCGAACTCGGCCTTCTTGGCGAGGAAGGCTTCGAGGCTCCGCTGCTGGTTGGCTTCACGCTTCGTCATCGTGGTCTCCGTCATCCGCATTGCGTGACGGACCATTCGCGCTGCGGCGGGGGCTGAGCCAAGCGCCATCGGCGCTTCGTCGATTGCTATCTTCGAGGGATCTCGATCACATCATGATCGCCAGCGCCGAGCCGGGCCTCGTGGCCTCGCAGCGCGAGCTGGCGCGCCGCCTCGGCGTCTCCCACACCGCCCTGCAGAAGGCGCAGCGGGCCGGCCGCATCGCGCCCGAGCCGGACGGCGCCTGGGATGTGGCAAAGACCCGCGCGCGGCTTGCGGAGAGCAGCGACCCGACGCGCAAGACGGCGACGCTCGCCGCGCCCCAACCTGCGCCCGTCCCGCCGATGGCACCGCGCCCTGTTTCGCCGCCAGCAATCGCTGCGCCTCCGCCCGATCCCCTGCCGCGCGCCGCCGGCAGCACGTTCCACGACGCGCGCACGGCGAACGAGGTGCTCAAGGCGCAGGAGCGCCGGCTTCGCATCGACGAGCGCAAGGGCAAGCTGGTCGACAAGGCCCGCGCACTCCTGCTCGTGCACCGCCTCGCCAAGGAGGAGCGGGACGCCATCCTCGCCTGGCCCGCCCGCGTCGCCGCCGAGATGGCAGCCGAGCTCGGCGTCGATGCGCATCGGTTGCAGATCATGATGGACCAGCGTCTGCGCGAGCATCTCGCGGCCCGGCATGATGTCCGGGTGCAGGTGTCGTGATGGCGGGCGAGCATCTCCTGGAGGAGCTCGGCCGCTTCGAGGGTGACGCCGAGATCCTTGAGGCCTGGCGCGACGGCATGATGCCGGAGTCGGCGCTGCTGGTCTCGGAATGGGCCGACCGGCACCGGATGCTGGGCAGCCGCGACTCCGCCGAGCCCGGCCCCTATCGCACCGCGCGCACCCCGTATCTCAAGGAGGTGATGGACGCGCTCTCGCCCGCCCATCCGGCCCGGCGCGTGGTCTTCATGAAGGGCGCGCAGGTGGGCGCCACCACCTGCGGCAGCAACTGGATCGGCTACGTCATCCATCACGCGCCGGGGCCGATGCTCGCGGTGCAGCCGACCACGGAGCTGGCGAAACGCTTCTCCGACCAGCGCATCGATCCGCTGGTCGAGGAGACGCCGGCGATCCGCGAGCGGGTGGCGCCGGCCCGCTCGCGGGACTCCGGCAACCGGCAGCTCTCGAAGGAGTTCCCCGGCGGCCAGCTGGTGATGACCGGCGCCAACAGCGCCGTTGGCCTGCGCTCCATGTCGGCGCGCTTCCTGTTCCTCGACGAGATCGACGCCTATCCCGGCGACGTCGAGGGCGAGGGCGACCCGATCGCGCTGGCCGAGGCACGGGCGCGCACCTTCGGCTGGCGGCGCAAGCTGTTCCTGGTCTCGACACCGACCATCGCCGGCCTGTCGCGCATCGAGCGCGAGTATCTCGCCACCGACCAGCGGCGCTACTTCCTGCCCTGCCCGCATTGCGGGGCGATGCAGTGGCTGCGCTTCGAGCGGCTGGTCTGGGATGAGGGCGAGCCCGAGACGGCGCGCTACCTCTGCGAGGCCTGCGACGGCGCGATCGGCGAACAGCACAAGGCGGCGCTGCTGGCCGCGGGCGAATGGCGGGCCACGGCCACCGCCACTGACCCGCACGCCATCGGCTTCCACATCTCGGCGCTCTACTCGCCGCCCGGTTGGATGCCCTGGTCGGAGATCGCGCGGCTCTGGCTCGCGGCGCAGGGCGACGACCGCGCGATCAAGACCTTCCGCAACACCGTGCTCGGCGAGACCTGGCAGGAGGCGGGCGAGGCGCCGGACTGGCGGCGGCTCTACGACCGCCGGGAGCACTGGCCGGTGGGGAGCGTCCCCGCCGGCGGGCTGCTGCTGACCGCCGGCGTGGACGTGCAGCGGGACCGGCTCGAGGCCTCGGTCTGGGCCTGGGGGCAGGACCGGCAGTCCTGGCTCATCGAGCACCGCGTGCTGGCGGGGAACCCGTTCGAGGCGGCGGTGTGGGAGGAGCTGCGGCTCCTGCTCGGCGAGACCTGGCGGCACGCCAGCGGGCATCGGCTGCCGGTCGCCATGGCGGCGATCGACAGCGGCGACGGCATGACCACGGCCGAGGTCTACGCCTTCGTGCGCCGCGCCGGGTCGGGCCGCGCCATCGCCGTCAAGGGCCAGGACGGGCTGCGCGCCGCGGTCGGCCAGCCGGCGGCGACGGAGGTGCGGCGGCAGGGCCGCAAGCTCGGCGGGCTGAAGCTCTGGCCGGTGGGATCCTCCTTCCTCAAGGCCGAGACCTATGGCTGGCTCAAGCTCGACCGGCCGACCGAGGAGAGCGGCGAGCCGTTCCCGCCCGGCTACGTCCACCTGCCGGTGCATGCGGCGGGCGAGGAGTTCTGCCGCCAGCTCACGGCGGAGCAGCTCGTCGCGCGCGCCGGAAAGAACGGCTTCCGCCGGCTGGAATGGGTCAAGACCCGCGAGCGCAACGAGGCGCTGGACTGCCGGGTCTATGCCCGCGCCGCCGCGGCGGCGCTCGGCATGGACGGCTGGGGCGAGGGCCGCTGGGCGCGGATGGCCGATGCGCTGTCCCTGCCAGCAGCGGAGCCGACGCCACCCGCGACGCCGGATGCGCCGGCGCCTGTCGCCACCCGCCCCCGCGCCTGGCTCGCCCCGCGCGGCGGCTGGCTGCGCTGATCTGGAGACCCTCATGACCGCCCTCGTCCCGGTGCGCACCACGATCGCCGCCGGCCAGGCGCTGAGCGCGCCGGTCGCCAGCGTCGGCTACGGCGTCTGCCTGCTGCTGCTGCCCGCCGCCTGGACCGACGCCCCGCTCACCGTCCAGGGCTCGCTCGACGAGGGCGAGCCAGCCGCCTGGGCCGACCTCCACGACCACCTCGGCAACGAGGTGGTGCTGAGCGTCGCCGCCGGCCGGGCGCTCACCCTGCCGCCCACGCTGCTGCTCGGCTGGCGCTGGCTCAGGCTGCGCTCCGGGCTTGCCGCCGCGCCGGTGAACCAGGCGGCAGAGCGGCTGCTCACCCTCGGCATCCGGCCGCTCGCATGACCGCGCTGTTCCAGCATCACCTGCCGCCCAGCCCGGCGATGCTGCCCTACGTCTCGGGGCGCTTTTACGCCTCGCAGCATGCGCGCGCCGTCGGCGGCGCCGTCGCCATGGCCGCGAACCGCCTCTACTGCGTCCCCTACGTTCTTGCGCGGCCGGGGCTGTTCTCGGCCATGGCGGTGAGCGTGACCACCGGCGCCGCGGGCCTCCTGCGCATGGCGCTCGCCGCCGACAACGGCGCCGGCCGGCCGGGGCCGCTGATCGAGGAACCGCTGGCGGACGCCGACACCGCCGCCGCCGGCGGTGCGGTCTGTCCCTTCGCGCGGCCGCGCTGGATTTCGGCCGGCATCTGGTGGCTGCTGCTGTGCTTCTCGGGCGCGCCCTCGGTGCGCGGCACCTCCACCCAGGCCTTCAGCGGCGGGAACACGCTGCTGCTCGGCTCGGCCGCGGCCGATGGCGGTGCCGGCGGGGGCACGACGGGCAGCGAGAACGGCTTCTTCGCGGCGCTGACGCACCAGGCTGGCGTGCCGATCATGCCGAACCCGCCGGGCGGGCTGTCCTATCTCGTCAACGCGGCGACGCCGCTGCCGACGCTCAGGGCCGCGTGATGGACCCGGCCGTCCTCGCCTGGGCGCTGGCGCAGCCCCCCGGCAGCCGCGCGGCGGCGCTCGCCGCCGCCTACACCGGCGGCACCACGCGCGCGAGCTTCGAGGGGCGCACCGTCGAGTATCGGAGCCTCGACGAACTCGGCCGGGCGCTGGCCATGTTGCGCGGCGCGGAGAACAGCGCCGCCCGTCGGCCCTCTGTGACGCTGGCCAGCTTCTCGCGGGAGAGAACCGGGTGATCCGACGCCTCCGCGACGCATGGCAGGTCCTGCGCGGCTACGCCGCGGCGCAGGACCACCGCGCTTCTGCCTGGGCGCCCTCCGGCGGCAGCGCCAATGCCGAGATCGGTCTGGCTGCCGCGACGGTCGCCCGCCGCGCCCGCGACGCCGTCCGCAACGACCCCTACGCCAGCCGCATCGTCGACCTCTGGACCGGCAACGCCGTCGGCGCCGGCATCACCACGCGCTGGCCGGACGACGCGCATGGCCGCGCCTGGCAACGCTGGGCGGAGGGCACCGCGTGCGATGCCGAGGGACGGCTCGACCTCTACGGCCTGCAGGCGCTGGTGATGCGGGCGGTGGTCGAGAGCGGTGAGTGCTTCGTCCGCTTCCTGCTGGCGCCGCCGTCGCCCGCCAATCCGATCGGCCTGCGCCTGCAGGTGCTGGAGAGCGATCACCTCGACACGGCGCGCAACGGCATGGTGGACGGCGTGCCGACCATCCAGGGCATCGCGCTCGGCGAGGCCGGCGCGCCGATCGGCTACTGGCTGCACAGCGTGCATCCGGGCGCCGCCTGGATCCTGCCCGGGGCCACCTGGCAGAGCAGCGAGCGCATCCCGGCGTCGGAGGTGCTGCACGTCTATCGCAAGCGCCGGCCCGGCCAGCTGCGCGACGTCTCCTGGTTGGCGCCGGTGCTGCTCCGGCTGCGCGATCTCGGGGACTACGAGGCGGCGCTGCTGATGAAGGCGAAGATCGAGGCCTGCCTCGCCGCGGTGGTCACGGAGGAGGGCGACGAGGCGCTCACCGGCGCCGCTTCCGGTCTGCTCCGCGACGCCCAGGGCCGGGCGGTCGAGAGCTTCGAGCCGGGGATGATCCTGTACCGCCGTGGCATGGGCAGCGTGGAGGTGGTGAATCCCTCGGGGGGCGGGTCGCACGCCGCCTTCGCCCGCAGGGCGTTGGAGGCGGCGGCGGTGGGCGCCGGCCTGACCTATGACCAGGTCTCCGGCGACCTGACGCAGGCCAACTACTCGTCCCTCCGCGCCGGCAAGATCGAGTTCCGCCGCCTCTGCGAGCAGGTGCAGTACGGCATGCTGATCCCGATGCTGGTGCGGCCCGTCGCGGACCGCTTCCACGCCCAGGGCGCGCTGCTCGGCCTGTGGGGTGCGGAGATGCCGGACGGCGTCAGCCACGTTCCGCCGGCGCACGAGATGATCGACCCGCTAAAGGATACCACCGCGCTGATTGCCCAGGTGCGCGCTGGCTTCGTCCCGCAGCCCGAGGCGGCCGGGGCCTTCGGCTACGACTTCCGGGCCGCCGTGGAGATGATCCGCGAGGCCAACGCCCTGCTCGACGAGGCCGGCATCTCGCTCGACACCGACCCGCGCCGGGTCGCGAAGTCCGGCGCAGCGCAGGACGCCGCGCAGATGGCCGCGGTCGAGATTGCCGCCACCGGCGCCGCGGCCCCGCCGCGCGAGATCCCAGCACAGGGCTGACCATGACGGACATCATCGAACCGGGCGGGGGAGACCCCGCACCGGAGCTTGCTGCTGCGCCCATCTTGGCGCAGCGCGCGATTGCCGCGCCTGCCACCGTCGATCGCGCCGCCCGCACCGTCGAGGTGGTGTGGAGCACCGGCGCCCGCGCCCGCAACTTCGTCCCCGCCCTTGGCCTCATCACCGAGGAGCTGGAGATGTCGCCGAACGCGGTGCGCATGGATGCGCTGCGCTCCGGGCGCGCTCCGGTGCTCGACACCCACCGCCGTGATGGTGCCAGGGATGTCCTTGGCCGGGTCACCGCCGCCCGCCTCGAGCGCGGCCGCGGCTACGCCACGCTGCAGTTCTCGACCGCCGCCGACGTCGAGCCGGTCTGGCAGCGCATCGCCGACGGCACGCTGCGGGCGGTGAGCGTCGGCTACCGCGTGCACCGCTACGAGCCGCGGGCCGACCCCGCCACCGGCGAGATCGTCCACCGCGCGGTGGATTGGGAGCCCTTCGAGATCTCCGTCGTGCCGGTCCCGGTGGACCGGGATGCCGCAGTGCGTGGCGAGGCGCCGCAGGGCGCGCCCGCCATCGCGATCGAACCCGCCCTGCCTGACGAGGACACCACCATGCTCGAGACGACGCCGGAGACCCCGGCCGCGCCGGCCGCCCGGGACGTTCCCGCGCCGTCGGCGCCCCCCACCCCGCCCCAGGAGACCACCGTGACCACCAGCCCAGAACCCAGCCGCGCCGCGCCCGCAGCGGTCGCACCGCCCGATCTCGATGCCGTGCGCGCCGAGGCGAGCCGCGCCGAGCGCGAGCGCATCGCCGGCATCGATGCCGCCGTGGAGGCCGCCCGCGCCCTGCTGCCGGCGGACCGCATCACCCCTATCCGTGCCGAGGCCATCGCCCAGGGCTGGACCGGCGACCAGGCCCGCCGCGCCCTGTTCGACGCCCTGGTGGCCAAGGGCCCGCGGCCCTCCATCCCCGCCCGCCCCGAGACCGGCCCCGGCCACGACGACCCGGCGCAGATCCTCGACGCCATGGCCGAGGCGCTCGCTGTGCGCGCCATGCCCGGCTACCAGCCGCAGGGCTCCGGCCGCCACGCCGAGTTCCTCGGCTGGCGCCCCTCCGACATGCTGCGCGAGCTGCTCGCCCGCCGCGGCGAGCGCAACCCGCCCCGCAATCCGACCCTGCTCGCCGAGCGCGCCTTCCACACCACCTCCGACTTCCCGCTGCTGCTCGCGGCGGCGGCCAACAAGATGCTGCTCGCCGCCTACCAGCCGGCGCAGCCGACCTACCGACAGGTCTTCCTCCGCCGCGACTTCCGCGACTTCAAGCCGCACCGGCATCTCCGCATCGGCGACTTCCCGACCCTGCTCCCCCTCGCCGAGAACGGCGAGATCCAGGTCGGCACCATGTCGGAGAGCCAGGAGATCGTCCTGCTCCAGACCTTCGCCCGGCGCCTCCGCGTCACCCGGCCGATGCTGGTCAACGATGACCTCGGCGCCTTCACCGATTTCGCCTCCATGATCGGCCGCCGCGTCGCCGAGTTCGAGAACGCCACCGCCTACAACCTGCTCAACAGCGCCAATGGCGACGGGCCGACGCTCGCCACCGGCAACGCGCCCGTGTTCGGCACCGGCGCGGCGCGCGCCAACAAGGCCAGCACCGGCACGGTGCTCGACACCGCGACCATCGGCGCCGGCCGCGCCGCCATCATGAAGCAGCGCACGCTGGACGGGCTGCCGATCTCGATCGGCCAGACCATGCGCCTCCTGGTCGGGCCGAACCTCGAGCTCGCCGCCCGCCAGGCGACGGTGGTGGTGCAGGCGAGCGAGACGGCCAAGGCGAACGTCTTCGCCGGCTTCGTGCAGCCGGTGATCGAGCCGCTGATCCCGGGGAACCGCTGGTACCTGTTCTCCGACCCGGCCGCGGCGCCGGTCTACGTCTACGGCTACCTCAACGGCGCCGAGGGGCCGCAGGTCACCACCGGCCCGGTGCAGGGCGCCGACGGCGTCGAGGTCGGCGTGATCTTCGACTTCGGCGTCGGCGCCATCGACTGGCGCGGCGCCTGGTTCAACCCGGGCACCTGATCCTTCCCACCACCACAGCAGCTTCGTCGAGGGCGTCCTGCGGGGCGCCCTCAGCGCCTTCAGGAGACCCTCCCATGCGCAACTGCCTCCGTCCCGACGCGCGCTCCATCCCGATGGTGGTGCCCTACGCGGGGGGCATCCTCGCCGGCCAGGGCATGCTGGTCGGCGCGTTCTTCGGGGTGGCGGCCTCCGACGCCGCCCAGAACGCTACCGTCGAGTGCGAGACCCGCGGCGAGTTCGAGCTGCCCAAGGACCCCGCACAGGCGATCTCCGCCGGCGCGCGCGTTTTCTGGGACAACACCAACCGCCGCATCACCACCACCGCGACCGGCAACTTCCAGGTCGGTATCGCGACCATGGCAGCCGCGGCATCGGACGCCACGGTGCGGGTGATGCTCGCCCGCGTGCCGGCGTCGGGGGCGTGATGGCCGCGCTGCTGCCGCGCGACCGGGCGCGCCTCGCGGGCGTGCACCGGGACCTGGTCCGCGTCGTCGAACGGGCTCGCCAGCAGGTGCCGTTCATCGTGACGGAAGGGGTGCGCTCGCGGGAGCGCCAGGCCCGGCTGGTCGCGATCGGCGCCTCGCGCACCATAGACAGCCGGCATCTGACCGGCCACGCCGTCGACCTGGCCTACTGGCTCGACGACGGCGACGGCGTCCCCGAACACGGCGAGATCCGCTGGGACTGGCCGCTCTACGAGCAGATCGGCGCCGCCATGAAGGCTGCGGCCAAGGCGCTCGGGGTGCCGATCGTCTGGGGCGGCGACTGGACCTCCTTCCGCGACGGGCCGCACTTCGAGCTTGACCGCAAGGCCTATCCGTGACCGGCGCGGCGATCCTTGGGCTGCTCGGTCGGCATGCCCTGCCGATCGGTCTGGCAGCGGCCTGCGCCATGACGGCGCTGGCCGCCTGGCACTTCCGCAGCCAGCGCGATGCCGCACGCCTCGACGCGGCGATGGCCAGCCGTGCGGCGGCAGCCAATGCGGCCGCACTCGCCCAGGCCACGGCGGAGCACGCGCGCCACATCGCCGCGCTCACCGACGAGGCCGAGCGTGCCCGCGCCCAGGCCGCGCGCCTCGGCGCCAACCTGGAGGCGCTCCGCCGTGACCCGAGCCATGCCGCCGGCGCTGCCCCTGTGCTGCGCGATGCTGTCGAGCGCCTGCGCGCCAACCGCAGCGCCGGAGATCCGCCTGCTGCCGCTCCGCCTCCCTGACGCGCTGCTGGTCTGCGCCCCGGCGCCGGCGCTTCCGGCCACGGATCACCTCACGCAGGGCCAGGTGGCGGAGCTGCTGCTGGCCTATGACGCCGCCCACGCCGACTGCGCGGGGCGGCTCGCCGCGGTGCGGCGGCTGAACCCGGCCGATGGGGGCGAGCGGTGAACGCCTTCGACGTCGCGATGGCCGCCCTGGTCGCCGATCCGAACCTCGGGGTCGAGGCGGTCTATCGGCAGGGCGGCACCGGCGCGCCCATCGTCGTCAGGGTGCTGCGGTCCTCCCCGGATCGTGGGGCCGATGCCTTCGGCACCGAGATCCTCTCCGCGACCGACATCCTCTCGGTCGCCATCGCCGTCCTGCCCGACCTCGCCGCCGGCGACAGCTTCGCCCTCGGCCCCGACCTGCTCACCGTCACCCACGCCGAGCGCGATGCCACCGGCACCGCCTGGCGCGTGTTCTGCCAGCGATAGGAACCCCGCCATGCCGCAGACCACCCTCGGCCTGCTGGAGGTGCTGCGCGACCTGCTGCTCGGTGCCGCCGCCGGCCTCGCCGGCGGCTTCGTGCGGTGGAACAACCCCGGGCGCCGCCGCTTCGGCTGGTGCCTGGCCTGGGAGGTGCCCTCCGCCGCCCTGGTCGGCAGCGCCGGCTACGCCCTCGGCGGCTTCCTCGAGTTCAACGAGTACGGCCGGTTCCTCTTCGCCTTCGTGTTCGGCTACCTCGGCCAGGCGGCGCTGCATGACCTCGCGGTGGCGATCATCCGCCACCGCACCGGCCTGCCGCCGGGCGGCGGCACGCCGTGAGGCTGGCCGCCACCATCCTCGGCGACCTGCGCCAGGTGCTCGCCGCCGAGGTCCGTGCCGGCGAGCGCGCGGCGATGACGGCGATCCGCGCGGAGACCGAGCAGGTCAAGGCCGAGCTGCGGCGGCAGGTGACCAGCAGCTTCGGCGGCAACGCGCGGGGCATCGCCCATGCCTGGCGGTCACAGGTGTTTCCCCGCATGGGGCAGTCGCTTCGTCCGGCAGGCCTGGTCTGGACCAAGGTGCCGAACGTCATCGACGCCTTCGCGCGCGGCGCGCTGATCCGCGCCAAGGGTGGCCGGAAGTTCCTGGCCATCCCGACCGGCTTCAACGCGGCGCGGGGGCGCAGAGGGCGCGGAGAGAAGGGCCTGCGGGTCACGCCGGCGCAGATGGTCGCCTCCGGCCAGGGCTTTCTCCGCCCTTTCAGGTCTGGGCGAGGCTTCGTCTGGTGCCTGCCGTTGCGGCAGGGCGAGCAGACCGGCCGCCGCCGCCGCACCCGGCTGATCGCCGGCGGCCTCGCCGAGATCGGCACCGGCAACCGCAAGGGCCGCGAGGCCTGGGCGCGGGGCATGCTGGAACGGGGGATGGTGCCGATGTTCCTGCTGCTGCCGCAGGTGACGCTCGCCAGGCGGCTCGACGTGAAGGGCGCCGCCGAACGGGGGCTGCGCCGGCTGCCGGGGCGCTTCGTGGCGGCCTGGGGTCGGACGCATGCGTCCGACGAGAGCGGGAGGTGGGCGGCGCCATGAGCATGCGCGAGACCGCGATCGCCGCGCTGCACGGCCGGCTGCAGACCGCGCTCGCCACCCGCAATCCCGCGCCTCTGGTCCTCCGTGGCGAGACCGCGCCGCAGCGCCTGCCGCCGGGCGGCCTCGTCGTCCTGCGCGACGGCGAGACCGTGGAGGAGGCGGCGATCCTCTCGCCGCTGGCTTGGGCCATCGAGCACCGCGCCGCGATCGAGGTCACCGTCGCCGGCGCCGCCGCCGCCGCGCGCAGCACGCTGCTCGACGCGCTGCTGGCGGCCATCGCCGCCGCCGTCACCGCCGACCGCACCCTGGGCGGCGCGGTGGAATGGGCGCAGCCCGGCGCGCCCGAGTTCGAGGACGTCGAGGTCGAGGGTGCCGCCGCCGCCCGTGCCGCCTCGGTCCCCGTCGCGCTGTTCTTCACCGTCGCCGGCTCGCCGCTGGCCTGACGCTCCTTCCTCCCGCTGATCCCGGAGACCCCCGATGCCCCGTGCCATCGGCGCCAATTGCCGCCTGCTCATGAGCCCCGAGGCGACCTACGGCACCGCGCCCGCGGGCGACTGGCGGCGCCTGCCCTTCCTCTCCTGCGACCTCGGCGCCGAGCAGCCGCTGCTCGATGCCGACGTCATCGGCGTCGGCTCCAGCCGCGATCCGGCCGCCCCCTTCCTCGACACCGTCACCGTCCAGGGCCAGGCGGTGGTGCCGGTCGACCTCGTCAACATCGGCCACTGGCTCCGCCTGCTGCTTGGGGTCCCGACCACCACCGGCACCAGCCCGAACTTCGTCCACAGCTTCGGCTCGGGCGCCGCCGCGCTGCCCTCGAACAGCATCGAGATCGGCTATCCGGACGTGCCCTCCTACGACCTCTGCACCGGCGTGCGGGCCGACACGCTGGAGCTCGACTTCTCGCCGACCGGCCCCGCCACCGCGACCATCGGGCTGATGGGGCAGGGCTCGACGCGCGGCGCCTCGAGCGCCGGCGGCACGCCGACCGGCGCCGCCTACGCCGCCTTCCACAAGGCGCAGGGGGCGATCAGCCGCAACGGCGCCGCGCTCGCCCAGGTGACCGGCGCCCGGCTCACCTACGCCAACGGGATGGAGATGGTGCGCACCATCCGCGCCGACCGGAAGGTGGAGGGGGTGGATCCCGGCATCGCGCGCGCCACCGGGCAGATCACCGCGCGCTTCGCCGACAGCACGCTGCTGACCCAGGCGCAGGACAACGCGCCGGCGGAGTTCGCCTTCAGCTATACGATCGACGCCAACCGCAGCCTGACCATCACCCTGCACGAGGTCTACCTCGCCCTCGCCAAGACCCCGATCGAGGGGCCGGCCGGCGTCGAGGCGAGCTTCGCGTTCCGCGCCGCCTACAACGCCACGGCAACACGCATGATGACCGTGGTGCTCCGGAACCAGCAGCAGGCGAGCGAGTATGCGTGAGGATCACGCGCCGCCGAGCAGGTCACGCAGCAGCTCCTGCAGGTCGCGCGCGCCATGCAGGACCCGCAGGATGCGCGGCGGCGTCGCCGTCGCCCGATAGACGATCACGTAGGGGAAGTCCGGGACGACCAGGAAGCGCACCTCCTCGGGCGCCAGGGCGGGGCGGACGACCCCGATCCGCGGATAGGCCCCGATCCGGACGGCAGCCGCAACGACCTGCTCGCGCAGGCGGCGGGCCGCGGCGGGATTGTCGGTGGCGATGAACGCCGCCGCCTCGGCAAGGTCACGACGCGCCTGCGCCGAGAGGATCGCCGGGCGCTTACCGCCCATCGGGCGTTGCCCGAAGGCTGCCGGTCGGGCTCAGCGGGCCTGCTCCCGCGCCCGCCTGGCTTCCGCCTCGGCGATGATCGCGTCCATCTCCTCCGCGACCTGCTCGACCTCGAACCACCCGGTCTCGTCGGCCTCGCGCTCCGCCGCCTCGAGCATGCGCACGAAGGCCGCGCGCTTCTCCTCCTGCGCCTGCAGCAGCCGCAGCGCGGCGCGCATCACTTCGCTGACGTTGCCGTAACGGCCCGAGGCGACACAGGCTTCGGCGAAGCCTTCGAGCTCCGGCGTCAGGCTGACATTCGGCATCCCGCCCTCCTGTCCCTCTTCATGTCAGACTTTGACATGGCGGCTGCCCACTTCAAGTCCGGAGACCGCCCATGCTCACCCTCGACCTCCCCATCGAGCCGTACTGGCTCGACCTGCCGCGCGGCGTGCGCGTCGAGATCCGGCCGGTGACCACGGCCGTGATGGCCGCCGCCCAGGCCGCCGCTTCGCGCCGGCTGGCCGCGATCCGCATCGCCGATCCGGACCTCGACCCCGACATGGCGCGCGGCCTGTCCTTCGCCTTCCTCGTCAAGGCGCTGGCCCGCCACGCCGTCACCGCCTGGGAGGGCGTGGGCGACGCCGCCGGCAAGCCGCTGCCGCTCTCGCCCGAGGCGGTGGAGCGGCTGATGGACCTCGACGACATCGCCGCCGCCTTCTGGGATCGCGCCACCGCGCCGGTCGCCGCGGTGGCCGCCGAGGGAAACGGCTAAGGGCCCGCGCCGCCTGGCACTTCGGGCGCGGGTCCGAATACTGCCGCGGTTGCGCGGCCCTTGGGCGCGACTGTGGCGCCCTTTGCCCCTACGCCGCCCACGCCCCCGCGAGCGTCGAGGGCGCCGCCGTATGGGCCGCAGGAACGGCCTGCGCCGAGGCCACGATGGGCGGGCTGAGCCTCGATATCGGCGGCGCGCTCGCCGCCGCGCGCGACCTCGGCGCGTCCGGCTGGGCCGCCGCCGAACTGCTGCTTGCCATCCGCATCGGCATGGCCGAGGGCGCCACCGCCCGCCGCGAGGGGGAGACCACCTGACATGGCCGACGCCACCCGCCGCGTCTCGGTCCGCCTGTCGCTGGACGACGCCGCCCGGGTCAAGGCGGGGCTGCGCGAGGTCGGCGAGACCGGCCAGCGCTCCCTCGACCGGATCAAGGGCGGCGCCGAGCGGGCCTCGCGCTCGCTCGAACTGCTCGACCTCGCCATCCGCGGCAGCCAGATCGCCGGCGTGGCCGTCGCCGCCCGCGCCCTGGTCCAGGCCGGCGACACGCTGACCCAGGGCCTCTCCCGGCTTCAGAACGCCACCGGCTCGGTCGCGCGCGCCGGGCAGGTCTACGAGGCCCTCTACCGCAACGCCCTCTCCACCGGCGTCGCCGTCTCCGAGAGCGTCGACGCCTTCCAGCGCTTCTCGATCGCCGCGCGCGAGATCGGCGCCACCTCCGACCAGGTGGTCCGCCTCGTCGGCGGGCTGCAACGCGTCGCCATCGTCTCTGGCGCCTCCACGCAGGAGATCAGCAGCGCCACCCTCCAGCTCGCCCAGGCCCTGGCCTCCGGCGTGCTGCAGGGGGACGAGCTCCGCTCCATCCTCGAGGCCATGCCGCTGCTCGCCGAGGGCCTGGCGCGCGAGCTCGGCGTCTCCATCGGCGAACTGCGCAAGCTCGGCAGCGAGGGTCGGCTCACCGCCGAGCGGGTCTTCCCGGCCCTGCTGCGCGCCACCGAGCGGGTCGGGGCGGAGCTCGACAGGGCGCCGCTCTCGCTGGGCCGCGCCTTCGGCCAGCTCACGGCGGCGACCGAGAACTTCCTCGGCCAGCTCGACCGCGCCATCGGCCTCTCCAGCGCGCTGGCCCGGGCGCTCTCGGCCGCCGCCCGCGCGGTGGACAGCGTCCGCCAGGGCGCCGGGCTGCTGGAATAGAACCTGACGCTGAGGCCGTTCGACGACCCCACGCGGGTCTCGGACGACGACAAGCTCGCGGTCACCGCCTACATCCTCGCCCGCCACGGCG